TGATTACTGAGGAAACTCGTGAATACGCAGTGGAACAGCAATCAGCCGTAAATATCATATAAGGAAATATTATGAGCACATTAGAAATAACAGGATACAAAAAGGATCAACAAGGTATCTATATCTTAAAAGATCCATTGGCCAAATTGGTCTACACATTTGATTGGGCGGAATGGTTGCCCACAGGCGCTACAATTTCTACAGTGAATTACACACTACAAGTCAGAGCCAATGACCCATCGCCTCTTGTGAGAGTAAGTCAAGGTGTCACAGGTGGCAACAAAACTTATGTAGAACTCAATGGTGGACAAGTAGGCAAAGTCTACACAGTCACAGCAGCCATTGTGTTGGCAGATGGTGCATTGGATCGCAGAAACTTTCGCGTTCAAATAGAAAATCGTTCAGCCTAATGCCACTAAGCCTGGCTCAACAAAGTATAAGTCAAGATACACACCGTTTTCGTGTGGTAGTTGCTGGTCGACGCTTTGGCAAAACACACTTGGCCATTCGTGAACTGTGTCGTCATGCTCGCATACCTCGTCAAGAAGTTTGGTATGTGGCACCCACATATCGACAGGCCAAGATGATCACTTGGAAGAAACTGCGTGAAAAGATCTTAGATCTACGCTGGGCCAAAAAGATCAATGAAAGTGAATTGACTATTTTGCTAAAGAATGGATCAACCATTGCACTCAAAGGTGCTGACAACTATGATAGTCTGCGTGGAGTAGGCTTGGACTTTCTTGTGTTAGACGAATTTGCTGACATAGACCCAGAAGCATTCTATGAAACACTACGTCCCACACTCAGTGACAAAATGGGTGGTGCGCTGTTTATTGGCACACCCAAAGGCATCGGTAATTGGGCACATGACTTGTTTCAAATGCCCTTGGAAAATCCAGAAGCATGGAGCAGTTATCAGTTTACCACCATTGACGGTGGACAGGTCACACAAGAAGAAATAGATTCAGCACGACAAGATCTAGATGAACGCACATTCCGTCAAGAATTTTTAGCAACCTTTGAAACTTATGCTGGTAGAATTTACTATGCCTTTGATCGCAAGACTCATGTGAGCGATATAAAGATAGAACCCAAAGATTTAGATGTGATATATCTAGGCATGGACTTTAACATTGATCCAATGTCAGCAGTGATAGCCATTAGAAAGGGAGACGATCTTCATGTCATCGACGAAATCCGTATGTTTTCTTCTAACACCCAAGAAGCAGTGGATGAAATTAAGAGCAGATATCCAAAGAGTAAGGTTTGGGTCTATCCAGATCCAGCCTCAAGACAAAGAAAAACCTCAGCAGGCGGTGCTACTGACCTCACTATCTTGCAGAACGCAGGATTCATAGTTAAAGCACCCAACAGTCACACACCAGTAAGAGACAGAATCAACGCAGTAAATTCAAGACTCTGTGATGCAAGGGGAATAAAACACCTCTTTGTCAGTGCTCGGTGTAAATATACAATAGAAGGACTAGAACGACACACATATAAAGAAGGCACTGTGCAGCCAGACAAAGACTCTGGCTATGACCACATGATGGATGCACTGGGTTATATGGTGGATTATTTGTTCCCAGTTAAACGCGAACGCGAAAGAACTTCTGCACCACAGCGTTGGACACATCAAATAGCATAATAGGAAAAGACAATGAATGAAATAATGTTAAGACAGTATACAGATGCAGTCAGCACCAATTTACTGTATCAACGCAACCAAGATGTTTGGGAGTTCTTACTCTACAGTTACATGGGTGGAGAAGAATACAAGCGAGCCGCTTACCTAACACGCTACATCAACGAAACAGATGGCGAATACGCCGGCAGATTAAATGCAACCTTTGTAGAAAATCACAGCAAAAGTGTAATTTCAACCTACATCAGTTTTTTATTCCGCGAACAACCCAAGCGTGATTTAGGCTCATTAGAATATGATCCTGTGGTGCAGGCATTTTTAGAAGATGCTGATCTTGATGGACGCAGTTTTGATAACTTCATGAAAGAAGTGTCAGTGTGGAGCAGTGTGTTTGGGCATTGCTGGGTCATCATGGCCAAGCCAAATATTGGCGCACAGACCTTGGGTGAAGAACAAGCCATGGGTGTTAGACCTTATATAAACTTGTTGACACCTCTTACTGTAATGGATTGGCAGTGGAATCGTGACGCCATGGGCCGTTATGAATTAGTCTACTTCAAATACACAGAAGAAGCCAATGACACATTTACCACTATCAAAGAGTGGACCCGAGAAACAATTACTACCACCACAGTAAATCACTTCAATCGCAGTGTCAACAGTGAAGTGATTGAACCAAATCAATTGGGTCGTATTCCAGCCATACTGTCCTACAATCATCGTAGCCCAGTGCGTGGCATTGGCATCAGCGATCTCAGTGACATAGCATCAGCACAAAAGTATATCTATAATTTGACTAGTGAAGTAGAGCAAAGCATTCGTATCAATGGACACCCAGCATTGGTAAAAACTGTGGGCACTGAAGCAGCCGCAGGCGCTGGTGCTATTGTCACAATGGAAGACAATTTAGATCCTGGTCTAAGACCTTTCATGCTCAGTGTCAGCACTGATACCAATAGCATCTATCAAGCCATTACACATACTGTGGATGCCATAGACAAAATGGCCAATGTGGGATCAGTGCGTAGTTCAACTCCTACAGTAATGAGTGGTGTTGCTCGTGAACAAGAATTTGCCTTGCTCAACGCTAAACTAAGTGAGAAAGCAGACAATTTAGAACTTACTGAAGAACACATCTGGGAATTGTTTTGTCTATACCAAGGTCGCACTTGGGATGGCGAAATTGAATATCCAGGCAGTTTCAATATTCGTGACACTGATGCTGAAGTTGACCGCTTGGTCAAAGCCAAACAGGCCGCAACTGACCCTGTGGTGTTGCGTAAGATTGATGAACACATTTTAGACAGCATGGATGAAGACTATGTGTCCTTGCCATTTATAGATCCTAATCCACAAGTGGGTAGAACATATGAAGATGGTGAAGAGATCAACAGCAACTTGCCTAATGCTTATCAACCAGCCAGCAATGCTGAAGTTCCTGCAGGACAAAACTGTGGCAACTGTGAATACTACAAGCCAGGTGAATTGTATTGCACCAAGTTTGATGCTCCAGTTCGTGCTGTGTATTGGTGTGCTAAGTGGGAGCCAACTGAAGAAGATGAACTCAGCGTTATGACTCCTGAGATTATGGCACAGATTCAAGAAATGATTATGTCAGGCATGACCAATGCTGAAATCATTGATGCTATTCCTGGTATCACAGTAGAAGACATTGTGACAGCAGCCGCAGAAGCAGCCAGAAACAACAACTAAAAAGCAAAGTGAAATTAAAGACTCGAGAGATTAAAGAATATCGTGAAACACAATTACAGCATCAAAATCAATGTTGTGCCCTATGCGGTCAAATTATTGAACTTGACGCTGTCTTGGACCACGATCACAAAACGGGTCTAATTAGGCAAGTATTACATAGAGGTTGTAACAGTCTATTAGGCAAAATTGAAAATTCAATGCCGCGCAGTCGTGTAGACATTCGTAGGCTCGAAGGCATAGCCCAAAATCTTATTCAATACTTGACTACCACACACACAGAAATTAGGCATCCAACTCATCGAACTTCTGAGGAGAAAATTATGATGAAAAAATCAGTAATGGGAAGAGGACGCGGTCGTGGTAAAAAGCCACCAAAGCGTTGATTGGGAACAATACTTTTATAGTATAAAACGGCAGTGTCCTTGGAGTTATGCCGCATGGCAACAAGGAGAAATTTTAGTAAGGCGATTAGGCCAACCACAACCTTTAGGCGAATATCAAGCCATAGTGTATGTCAGCAGCCTAAATCGCCGCAAGTTAAAAAAATTGTGTGCTAAATTAAACACAAGCAAGGAATGCGAGTGGTTGTGGAGCCATCCTACTTATGGTCCCTATGCCACTCCTTTGCCTTGTTTAATTCAGCAGAATCGACAAGTTTTAGACGAAATCCGTGCTAAGATTCGCGATTCAAATAAATAAACTTACAATAACTTCGAAAGGAAGGCGCACTAACAATGAGTGAACAAAACATTGGCAACAACGACATGGGAACTGATCCCGCTGGCGATACAGCAAATCAGGCACAAGCCGCTAAGACATTTACGCAAGATGAGGTCAACGCAATACTGGCAAGAAATAAATCTCAACTAGAGAAAAAATATGCCAGCAAGTATGAAGACCTAGGCGATCCTGATGAACTTCGTAACATCAAAAGTGATTACGAAAAACGACAACAGGAACAACAAATCAAGCGTGGTGAGTTTGAAAAGACTCTACAAGAATTGGCTGCTAAAAAAGATGCAGAGATCCAAAAGAGAGATAGTGTGATTAAGGAATACAAGATCAACACGCCTTTGCTCAGTGCCGCCGCGCAGTTTCGTGCTGTAAACGCAGAACAAGTAAAAGCATTGTTGAGTCAAAATGTAAGACTCAATCAAGACGGTGAAGTAGAAGTTGTAGACAGTAAAGGAGCAGTTCGTTATCAAGATAACGGTGCACCATTAGCAGTAGAACATTTAGTGCGAGAGTTCCTGGATTCGAATCCGCACTTTGTGAATGCTAGTCCAGCAACTACCAACACCAAATCAAATGTCTCGGATGTAAAGTCCGGTAAACTTGATATCTCAAAGTTGGATATGAAAAACCCAGCAGACCGCGAAATCTATAGAGAGTATCGCAAAACTGCAGGAATAGTTTAATATCTTAAGGAGATTCTAAAATGACTATTACTAACACAACAACCCTAAACGATCTGTTGCCATCGATCGTTGCAGAAGCATTATTCGTGGCAAGCGAAAAGTCTATCATGCGTGGACTAGTTCGCAACTATACTATTGCACCAGGACAAGGTAAGACTGTGACAGTTCCTATCTATCCAAAGCAAACAGCAGCCAGTTTGACTGAAGGCACTGCACCTGCTTTCACAGCAATCAGCACCAATGGTGTTACATTGACAGTGAGCGAAGTTGGTCTTACAGCACAGATCAGTGACTTGGCCATGATGGCATCAAGTAGCAATGTGGTTTCAGACATCGGCCGTTTGTTCGGCGAAGCCATTGCTCGCAAAATGGACAGCGACATTCTTTCTAATGTTAGTTCATTGTCAGCAGGTGTAGGCGGTGCATCAACCACAGCAACTCCAGCACTGTTGTTCCAAGCAATCGCTAAACTTCGTGCTCAAGGCTATGACACAAGCAATGACTGTGCCATCGTTCTACACCCAAATGTAGCCTATGATATCGCATCTACATTAACATCTACTTTCGCTGCTCCAGCAAGCCAGATTGGTAATGACGCATTACGCAATGGCTTCATGGGCACCTTAGGTGGCGTTCCTGTGTATCAGTCAAGCCTAGTAAACAACACTGGCACTGCAGGTGACTACAACTCTGTGTTATTCCACAGAGATGCATTTGGTCTAGCAATGATGCAAGACATCCGTATTGAATCTCAAAGAGAGGCCACAAAACGCGGATTTGACATTGTAGGAAGCGCAATCTACGGACACGGTATCACCAACAACGATGCGGCTCAATACCTACAGTTTGATTCCAGCATTGAGTAATCTTTAGTTAGATTGGCAAAAAGGACTCTTGTGGTCCTTTTTGTTTGACTGTATAATCAACACATAACAATAAAAAAGTTCTGACACACCTTAGGCCCCCTTTGCTACTAACATTGGGGGCTTTTTCTTGGCTTTTTCCTGAGTTGGACTAAATATTCATATAGCAATGAGTAGGACTCATTCGCATCAAAATTTATTAGAGAAGGACTCTGACACATGGCATACGCTACCCTTGACGATTTATTATTAGTAGAACCTACAATTCAGGACTATGGAGTTATTGACTGGGATGCTGAATTAGCCCGCAGTGAAACTGAAGTCAAAAGAGTCCTTAAAGTTC